GGAGAAGCAGCGGCAGGACCTGCAGGCGCAGATCGACCTTGAGCAGGAATACCTGCCCAAGCGCCTGGCTGCACTGCAAACGGGCTTCGCCCAGTACGATGCAGCCATCTCCAGCCCGCTCAATGGGTGGAATGCGGCTTTGGCCAACTTCCAGGTGAGCGCAGCAAACGTGGCCGGGCAGACGCAGGCCTTGTTCAGCGGAGCGTTCGGCAGCATCCAGTCAAGTGTCGGCAGTGCTTTCGAGAGCATGGCCCTGGACGGCCAGACCTTCGGCGAATCGGTCTCGAATATCACCCGAAGCTTGTTCGGCAGCGTCATCAATTCGCTGGGCCAGATGGCTGCTCAGTGGGGCGTGAACCAGGCAATGCAGCTGGTGTTCGGGCAGACATCGGCGGCGGTAGCAGCCCAGCAGATCGCCCAGGTAGGCGCTGTGACGGCGGCAGAGACATCTGGTGCGGCCGCCGTGGCCACTGCCAAGGTCGCTGCCGATGGCGTAGCTACCGCTTCAAGCCTTGCCTCAACCGCTACCACCACTGCTGCACAAACGGCTGCGGCTGGCACCACCTTAGCGGCATGGCTGCCAGCAGCTCTGGTTGCCTCCATCGGGTCCTTTGGTGCGGCCGCAGTGGTTGGCGGAACAGCGCTTCTGGCGGCGTTCGCGCTCATCAAGGGCTTCGAGTCTGGCGGCTACACCGGTGGTGGCGGGCGCAAGCAGGTCGCTGGGGTGGTGCACGGACAGGAATTTGTGGTTAACGCTGAAGGCACGAAGCGCAATCGGGCTCTCCTTGAGGCAATCAACGCTGGAGAGCGGGTTTCGGTAGCTGGTAGTGGCGGCTCCATGGTCTCAACCAAGGCCTCCGGCGGCACCCAGGTGCCTGTCACAACTCAGACAAGCGTCACCGTTAACCTGATCGAAGATCGCTCCCGAGCCGGCACAGTCGACCAGCGCACCGCTGAAAACGGCCAGCTTGAGATCGACGCCTTCGTCGCTGACATCTGGGGCGGTGGTGAGCGGGCCCAGGCCATCGAAGCGGCCTTCGGCCTGTCGCGCAACCCAACGTAAGGAAAGCCCATGACCACTGAAACGGAAGAGGCCGAATCCGGGCCGGGCGCACCTGTGCCCGACCCTGTCGTCCCGCCTGATGAGAAAGAGCTCCTGCTGCAACGGCGCCTTGCGCGCATCGAGGAAGCGCTGGGCCTCAGCCCTCTCACCTAAAACGAACCTCAGCTGAGGAATGGCAATGATTCAATACCCGGCAGAATTGCCACTTCCTCTGCAGGAGGGGTATGGCCTGAGCACGGTTGATCCGATGCGGGCTACCCAGATGGCCACTGGGCGCACGCGCTACCGGATCAGGCACCGATATGTTCCAACTGAGGTGAAGGTGAACTTCAACTTCAGCGAAGAAGAGGCCGCGCAGTTCGAAGGCTGGTACGTCTGGGCCATCAACAACGGCTTCGACTGGTTCGAAATGCCATTGCAGACGCCGATCGGGTTCAAGACCTACATCGCGCACTTCAAGGGCATCTACCAGGGGCCGGACCTGACTCAGATCAGTCGCTGGCGGTATTCGGCCGTGATGCAGCTGAAAGAGCGTCCCGTTCTGACTGAAGACCAGTACATCGGCGTGTCGGTCGGCATGCCGCTCGACCAGTTCAACACCCAGCTCTCTGGCAGCCTGGACAAGTGGTACACGAGGTACTTCGGATGAGCCTGATCGAAGAGTGCTACGCCTCTGGCCGCGGCGAGCTGGTCGACACTATCGAGGCGCGGGAGGAGGGCGGCACCGTCTCCCACCTCTACTGCTCGGGCTGGGAAGACCGGGTGTGCACCACGGAGGATGGCCGCACGCTCACCTTCATAGCGATGGCCATGGACTTGGCCCTGCCGAAGAACGACAACAGCGCGTTCCAGAACCTGGTGCTCGGCCTGGACAACGTGACCGGCGAGGTCCAGGAGGTCGTGGAGGCGGCCAAAGCGGCTGACAAGCGCTTCATCATCACCTTCCGGCGTTACCTGGCCGAGGATCTGTCATTCCCGAGCGAGCGGTACCGCATGACGCTGCTCAGCCGGGAATATGAGGACGACGTGGCAAAGCTCACCTGTGGGCTCATGGACCTACTCAACACCAACGGCATGCGTGAGTTCCTCACCGCAACAAAAGCCCCCGGCCTGAAGTACATCTGATCATGATCGATAAATTCATGCGCGCCCCGTATCGCGAGGGTGCACGGGGGCCTATTGCCTTCGATTGCTGGGGGCTGTGCATCGCGGTGCGCCATCAGGTGTTCGGGCTGCCGCTTCTGCCCAGCCTTGGCGCCGTGGGCAAGGACAAGCTCAGGGCCAACACTGCCGCCTACCACGACCTTCGTCATGGCATGGAGGAGTGCACCCCGGAGCCTGGCGCTATCGCCGCCGTATTCCGCGGCGCGCTGTGCCTGCATGTCGGCGTCGTAGTCGAGAGCGAAGGGCGCCTGAAGGTGCTGGACACAAACCCCGGGGGCGCCTGCCTCCGGACAACCGGCGAGTTCGAAGCCGCTCAACCCAAGGTGGTGTATTACCGTGACCGTCGAGTTCTACCCGAACAAGCTGAGTGATACAGCGCCGCTCGGCACCTGGAAGACCGACCGCCGCATGTCGATCGAGGAATGGCTGAAGGCCCTGGCTCCGTCGTATGAGCGCCGGGAAAGCCCACCGATCAGCGTTGTCCTCAACGATGAGGTGATCGAACAGCACCTGTGGCACAAGGTGAAATTCAAGCCGTCTGACCTGCTCCAGATCTACCGCGAGCCGAAAGGCACCGACCCTTTCTCGATCACCTTCGCCCTGTTCAAGGGCGCCAAGGCAGTGCTCAAGGCGATCATGCCAAAGATGCCTGGCATGCCATCCAGCGCCGGCACCCAGCAGGGCGACCCCCTGATGGATGCCAGCGCCAAGGGCAACAAGGTCAAGCTGGGCGACCCGGTGCGGCAGATCGCCGGGCACCAGCGCACCTATGGCTCCTACTTGGCTCAGCCCCGTAGCGCGCATGTCGCGCCGCGTGACCTGCGCGTGGAGATGCTGCTGTATATCGGTGAGGGCGAGTACGACATTCCGCTGGCGAAGGTGAAGGTTGGCGAAACCCCGCTTATTTCTCTGGGCGCGGACGCAACCTTCACCATCTATCCGCCGGGCGCCGATTTGTCCGCCGATCCGGCACACATCAACTGGTTCAATGCGCCTGAGGTGGGAGCCAGTTCCAGCGGCTCTGCGGGCCTGGAATTGACCGTGGCGACCGACATTACCCGGTCCGCCACAGCGTCGGCGTATCAGTTCGCTGGAGAAACGATCAGCGTGCCGGCCGGATCCGGCCAGTTCCCGGCCGACTGGTCGAACGGCATCATCATTCGCGTTCTCGCCCCATACACCTACACCGTGATTGACGGCGGAGCTGGTCGTGACATCGTTCGCGGTCCGCTGGAAATGCTGAACCCAGCCCCTGGCATGCTGATCGAGGTGGCAGGGGCGAACGCCGGTCTGTATGTGGTGCACAGCTACACGCCATACAGTCCTGCAGTGCCGGCCAACCCTGGCACGGCATCGATGCTGACCGGTTCAGCGGCGCCAACCCGGTACGACTTCAACGTCACCCCGCTGAGCTTCACCTTGTTCCGCGGCGCGACTAGCTACCCGATTACGCTGAACACCGCGACGACCAACCTGTCCGGGCTGGTCTCTGCGCTCAATACGCAGTTCAGCGGTAAGCCGTTCCAGGCGCAAGTGAGCGGCAGTGTGCTGCGCATTGTCGAGCTGACACCGTTCGCCGGCCAGGCCATCACCGCAACCGGCTCGACCACTATCTTGGGAGCCTCGCCAGTGGGCGTCACCGGCACGGCCACCACCAGTGCCATCCCGGAGCAGCCAGCCGAGATGACTCTGGACTACGACGGCGGCTCGCCAGTGGTCGGCTTGGCGTTGGGTCAGGGCCTGGCAACCATAGGCCCGCGTGGCCTGCGGTACCGGATCACAGCCTTCAGTACCAGTCTGATCGAGGTCGAACGCCTGACCTCGTCAGGGGCTGCCGACACCGGGTGGCCAGGCTTCAACGCCATGCAGACGGTGAATGGCCTGATCACGCTGGACCCCTCGAACCTGCAGGGTGGATATCGCGGGCCATTTGCCTTGTGCCCTGAAGGGGAGAAGATTACAGACATCGAATGGACAGTCACTTTCGCGAACGGATTATGCGGAATAGGTCGTGAAGGTCAGATTTATGAAGTTACCGCCTATCACGTATTCGAATATCGCGATATGGACGTCGCGGGCGAATGGACTGTGATCGAGAAGGCCCACACGGGCGGATCTCTCGATGCTCAGGGCTTCACCAATCGCACGACTGCCCCATACCCAATGCGTGCCGAGGGCAGGATTCGGGAGCTTTACGTTGACCGACCCGGTCGCGTTAACGAGGAAGCCCGGGATGACGCGACCTGGACGGCGCTGCGTGGGCGAATGCAAAACTCACCCACAAGCTACCCAGGCCTTACGGTGATGACCTGCAGTATCCGGGGCGGCGACCGCCTTTCTGCGCAGTCGGAAAGCCAGATCAGTGTCGAGGCAACCCGAATCCTGCCGTTGATGGAGGGCGGCACCGGACCAACCCGCGACATCGTGCCGTACTGCATCTACCAGCTGAAGCAGCGCGGGTACACGGATGATGACCTGGACCTACCCGAGTGGCAGGCCTTCCATGAGATCTGCGTGTCCCGTGGCGACACGTACGATGAGACGCTGGATGCGACGATCACGGTCAAGGACATGATCAACAATGCGCTGGCGTGCAGCTTCGGTGAACTGGTGACCTTCCGTGGCCTATTGCGCCCGGTTCGTGACAGTGCCCGGGCCGCGTTCGACGTGACCTACGGCCCGAAGACGCAGACCTACTCGCCACAGAACATGACCAAGATGCTGAAGATCAGCGGCGCGATGCCGTCGATCAACGATTTCGACGGCGTGGACGTGGAGTATTTCTCGCGCACAACTTGGGCCTGGGAGACGGTCGAATGTCGATGGCCGGGCGACCTGGGCACCAAGGTCGAGAAGATCAAAATGCCCGGCATCAGTGACAGGATAAGGGCCTGGCGTATCGGCATGCGCCGGCGCGGCCACCAGAAGTTCCGCACCGACATCTACACCTGGGAGACCGAGATGGATGGCAGTAACAGCGGCTACCTGAGCTTTGCAGCCGTTGCAGATGACGCGCCGAAGCGGTGCCAGAGCGCGATCCTGCTGGGCTTCGCTGTCACGGGATCCGGAACCCTGCTGCAGTCCTCAGAGCCGCTGGACTTCAGCGCGGGCGGCGAGCACCTGATAGGCGTGCGCAAGCTGGATGGCACGCTATCAGGACCGTTCACGGCGACGCAGGTCGACGAGTACACCGCCAGGGTCGACGCGCTCGACTTCACGCCGGTGGTCGACGGCCCGCTTGAGCCGCCGCACATCCTGTTCGGCCCGGCTGCCCGGTGGGCGTACCCAACCCTGATCACCAGCTCAGACCCAGCCAACGGCAACGTCGCCATGAAGGGCATGCCCTACGACGCCCGCGTTTACACCTACGACGACCAGTCGCCCGCCTGATTACACCGGTCCCTGTTCAGGGATATGAAGAGGAAAAACTATGGCCACCGGCGCAGAATCTCTGCAGCTGTTCAACCAGCTTGTTGCCCTAGGCAATTCGCTGTTTTTGTCGGACGAAGATTTCGTCACGATCAACGGCGTGACTAAACCGACTCTGAAAAAGATCTACGCCGAGTTCCTCGCGAGCATCAAC